CTCGGCGGTAAGAGCGCTCATGCGCTCCGCGTCCTGCTCGGTCGGCTCAGTCTCGGTGCCGTCCTCGGCGGGCTTGTACTTGTCGATAAGCCCCTGAAGCTCTGCAATGAGATCGTCCATAGTCAGTTCGTCCATTTCCTTAAACCTTTCTCGTTGCGGCGATTGCCAGTGTTGCCCTAGCGATTGCAAGGGCGCTCTTACGGCGCGCAAGCTCCTTGCGCGACTGCTCAATCGCTCCGTTGAGCAGGTTTCTTGCTGATATCTCGGTGTTCGGGTCAGCCGGAAGGCTGACGGCGGACACGTCGAAAACCTTCTTGACGCGCGTAATGGTCGTGGTGTGCGTCTCGCGGTCGTATTCGTCTGCCGCGACCGTGAAAGCCCATGACATGCGCGTGATAAGACCGGCCTTTATCTCTTCGAAGAGATCGCGCGCGCCCTGAGAGCGCGACAGGTCGGCGGCGATGAAAAGCCCGTGCTCGTCCGGCTCCACAATGAGCGTCCCGTTGCTCATGCGGGCGTACACCCTGCCCGAATGGTCGAACTGAAGAATAACGTCGCTCATGTCGGCTTCGCGGAAGGCATCGGGGCTGATAACCTCGATGTACTTTGTCCCGTCGAAGTCCTCGAACAGAACGTATGGGTCGTTGAAGGTCGAAGCGTATCCCTCAACGTAGTATTCCGTGTCAAACCGCTTCTTGGTTACGCCGTCAGCCGCCCGCACGTTGAGCGGCACGGCAAGGGAACGGTACTGCCGCTCACTCGGTTTCGCTGGCATCGTCTACCTCCTTCTTGTCGCCGTAGCCGCTGCTCGCGTCGATTGCGGCTATGTTCGCGTTCGTCTCTGCGGCTTGTGCCGCCTGTTCCGCCGTGTGCTCGCTGATGAGTGCAAGGTCGATGTACTCGCCGCGTATAACGTGGCGTTCTCCGCCCTCGTAGTGCGGGGATTGGAACACATCGGCTACCTGATTGCCGTTCCAGATGCCACGGTCGAACAGCGCGACGGAAACGTTAAGCTTCGTCGTGTTGCTGGCGAACTCTAGGCGGTTCGCGCTGAACATGATTGAGTTTCCGTGCGCGATCTCGTTTGCCGTGTACGTCATGGACGTGATGACGAAGCCGAGCTGAACAGCGAACGGCTCGATGCGGCCTTCGTAGTAGCTGTTGAAGGTGTCTTCGTCCGCGCAGTTCGTGACGATATCCTCGTTTGAGCCGAAGAAGCGGTAAGCGCTCTTCTCGATTCGCTCCATCTGCGCAGCATCGACCGTGTAGCTGGTCGGCGTTATCTGTTCAACGTCCGAAAACACCTTGTCGTAGACCGCGATTCCGCCCGCGTTGTCTGCGGAAAGCTGAGCGTTGAATGACTTGCGCGCCCGCTCTTGGTCGCCCTCATTTCGGTTCTGGCTCAGCTTGCCGATGAAGCGAATAGCCGCGCCCTGATGGATAGCCGATTGTTCGGCTTCGTTCTGCGCGTGCATGAGTTCTAGCGTCGGCTGAAGAACGTTCGTGCCGTCGCCGAACAAATCGCTCTGGTACTGGTGGCGCGTCATCACGCCAACGCGCGACCACTCGACAAGCACGCTGTCGCCGGTCGGGAACGTGAGCTTTAGCCAAAGCTCGCCGTCAACGTCGTATGCTTCGCACTGGCTCGGCAGCACGGGATAGTACCCGGTGATCGTAAGGCCGTCGCCCGCGTCGATAGGGACGATAAGCGCCGTGTCGTTGACCTGAAGAATCGTCCAAATGCGCTTTATGAACTGCGGCGTGGTCATCCACGGATTAGGCTGCTGCCTGAGAGCGCGCGCCGCGACCGGCTGAGCCGAGCCGGAAACTTCCGGCTTCAGCTTGCTTGCGTGGTCTGCGCCGCTCTCGATGATGCTGCGCGTAAGCTCGGCTTCGTAAAGCCCGCCCTGCCATGTGGTGAACGACGGGGCATAGGCCGTGAATGTGGAGAAGTAGCCGTTAACGGCTTGCATCTGCGGACGGTGGAACACCGCATCGAAGAGCGAGCGCAGAAACGGTTGTGATCTGCTCAACTCTAACCTCCTATCATCGCGCGGTAATCGTCCGCAATGTTCTTCATCGCAATGAACGCATCGCACTCAGCCGCCCAAGCGTCTATGCGGTTGCGCGGGTCTTGGTTCTTCTTGTCGGGCTGAATGTTTCCGTTCACGTCGGTTCGAATGGCGACGTTCGAGCGGCACCATTCGGCAATCGGGTTGGCGTTGTCCACGATGCGCCCTTCCTTGTAGAGCGCTCGAAGCTCCTTCATCGGCATTGAAAGCGTTTGCGCGCCCTGAATTACCTTTTGCAGGTTGTCAGCCCCGAAGTAGTCTTCGTATGCTTCCACGGTCGGAACGTCGCGCATGTGCCACGGGTCGTAACCGCACGCAACGGCATAGATTCCGTACTTGTCCTGAATCTCTGCCACCCAATCCAGAACGTCGCGCTTGTCCATGATGGGCGTTTCGCACGTTCGCATAAGCCCGCGCGCAATCCACGCGTCGTAAGGCACGCCGTCGCGCCCTCCACGCCGCCCCTCACGCTCTGCCTGTTCCAGCGCGCGAAGCGGAATCCAAGCCATGTGAAGCGCATATATGTTCGGGTCGTTCGGTCGCTGCATGAGAAGGCACGCAGCGGTGAGGTCGGTCGTATCCGCCGCGTCAACTCCTAGCACGGCATACGTAAACGTTCCGTCTCCGGGGTCGAATGTCGCTTCGTTGTGAATCTCAGACCACGTGAGCCAAGCTTGCGACTGGTTTTCAATCAGGTTGAAGTCTTTAACCAGCAGCGTAGGAAGGTAGGTCGCATCGTCCTTCGCTTTGGAAACGTTCTGGCGAAGCGCCGAAAGCGATTTGATGGTTCCTAGGCCGGGGTTCGCCTTGACCCAAGCGCCTTCGTCCTGCCATTCCTCGCGCTCGTCAAGCTCGAAGATGAACGCAATGAAGCGCTCTGCCTTCTCGCCGGTCGCCTTGCCGTCAAGCCACTTAGTCGCATACTCGTATTGGGCATCGAAGATGCTGTTTCTGACGAATCCGTTAGTCGTGATCTCCAACACGAGCGGTTGGCGGCGCGCGGACGTTCCCTGCATCGTCAGGTCGTATAGGTCGCGGTTCTTCATCGCGGCCAGCTCGTCAACGATAGCGCCGGAAATGTCCAATCCGTCAAGATGGTTCGTGTTGGCGCTCAGCGCGCGGATGCTCCCCATGTTCAGATCGCAGTAGAGGTCTGCAACGCGCTTGCGGATGTGCTTTGCGAGCGCGGGGCTTGTCTGAACCATACGCCACGCGTTGTTGAATCCCTTTGCCGCCTGATCGCGGGCGGTGGCGACGTTGTATACCTCCGGCGCGCCCTCATCGTCGTTCACGAGCAAGTCAAGCTCTATCGCAGACGCAAGCGCGGTCTTTCCGTTCTTGCGCCCCATAATCCAGAGCACTTCGCGGTATTGCCGCACGCCCTCAGCGTCAACGAACCCGAAAATGACCGACAGAATGGCGCGTTGGAAAAGCTCTAGCTTGAAATCGTGCCCTAAGCGCCCGGACGGTAGGCGGCAGAAGCTTTCGATGAACCGAACGTGCTTCTGCGCGAACTCTTCGCGGTAGTGGTACGGATAGAGCGGGTCGGTGTTGTCCATGTCGCGCAGGACATGGGCGGCAACCTGCTTCATCTTCTCGCACGCTATGATCTCGCCGCTCAGTATGCCGCCGAAGTATTCGCGTATCGCGTGCTCGCACGAGCCGCCCTTAGACTTCGACCTAGCCGTACCGCGTTTCATTGATGAAGTCAATGAGCGCGTCGGCAGCGGCGGTGCCGTTCGGCATCATGTCGGTAAGCTGCTTCACGCCGCGCGAGAACGTGGTGAACAGCTTGTTGTAAGCGCTGAATCCGGGGTGCTCGCGCAGCCCGGTTTGCCCGCCGCCGTTGTCGTACTCGGTGAAAATGTCTTCGTAGAGCAGATCAGCGCGGGCATCGTCAAGCTTGACCTTCAGAAAAGCGAGGTTCGCAAGCAGCGGCATGACGGTTTTTCGCTTCTCGTCGGGGATAGCGCCCTTGGTGATCTCGCGCAGCTTTCGAAGCTCGCTCTCTACGCGCTTCTCCTTGGCAACTCGCCGCTTCGGCGGGCTATTCCCCGCGACTGCGGGCGAAACTTTCGAAGTATTGCCTACTTTTGCCGTCATCGCAAGACCACCCCCTTTCGAAAATCCGCCGCGCGCAAGAAATTACCTCCCGGCGTTGGTGCCCTAGGCACCACCTGCGTTTTGCAGACCGGGGGGATTGTCTCGCGGGTTTACCTGCGGTTTTGCGTCCGCTTTCTCGCGGTCGCTCTGTGTTGTGTCGCGTTTGTGCGTCACTCGCCAAGCGATATCAAATTGCCGTCGCTGTCGAAGGCCAGCCCTTGCCTTGTTGCACCTTGCCTTATCCACCCATGCACCTTCTTATGGCATCGGTCGCATAGGCTAACGAGGTTGCTTGGGTCGGTCGCAATGCTTGGGTCGCTGATGTTCATTGGCGTAAGCTCGATGATGTGATGCACCATGACTGCGGGCGTGATCTCTCCTTGCTGCAAGCAGTGCTGGCATAGGTGAGCGTCGCGCGTCAATGCCGCGTCTCTGGCGCGCTCCCAGTCGGCGGATGCGTAGAAGGCGCGCGAGAAGTCCTTAGCCATAGCGCACCCCCTGAGATATGGCGGAGCGTGTAGGATTCGAACCTACGGGCGCTGGCGCGCCACACGGTTAGCAACCGTGCGCAATAAGCCACTCTGCCAACGCTCCAAACAAAAAGGCCACGAGCGCAATTGCCCGTGGCCTTACTACCTAATCCACCGTACCGAACTTTAGCATAAGTAGGGAACTGAAGGGAACACCCAATTTTCAGGCGTTCTTGATGTGCGCCCATCCTACGCGGTCGATGAACTCAAACCCAACTTCGCAGAGCTTGCGGCACCACTTCTGCGAACACTGCATAATCTCCGCTATCTCGCCCCATGTCTCGGCTTGGCAGTAGTACATGCAGATTGCGTCGGCGTAGTGTGTGCCCTTCATCTTAGCCAAGCCGCCGCGACCGTCCGAGCCGTAGAGCACTTCGCACGCTTCGTCTAGCGTGCCCTCGGCATCGGCGATGCGCTGCCTAAGCTTGCCCTCAAAGTCGATGCGCTGCGATACTGATTCCATCGGGTCGCTAACGTCCCCGCCACCTCCGCCCGTCTGGTAGCTCTGCGCTTTCGCTCCTTCGCGTGCCTTCATGCGTTCGAGCATTTCCCGTGCGTTGTCGGTCTTCACCACCTCGGCGCGGATGCCCTCGAAATACTCCTTAGCCCTCACATTCCTTCACCGCCAGATCGCACCTGCGGCGTAACCGGCTCACCGCTTATCGTCGCCGCGACAATTCGAGTGCCCAAAAACTGCTCAGTAAACAGCACGAGTTCGTCAACCAAAACTCGATTGTCCGCACGGGTTTTTCCGCTCGCAAGCAAATCCCGATAAGACAGGACGGGCTTAATCTGAAGCCCCATGCGTTTTGCCTGATGCTCGATGAGCTTAGCCATGTGCATATTTGGTGCCATGATGGGAACGCCGGTTACACACGACTTCATAATCAGCCACGTAGTCTTGCCTACGAACCTTCCTCCAACGAAACACTGCATCGCAGCCACCGCCTACTCAACGCCCGTGCTGCCGAAGCCGCCCGCGCCGCGCTCGGTGTCGCTAAGCTCATCGACCGGTACAATCTCGCAAGGAACGTAAGGCATCACGACAAACTGGCAGACGCGCGTTCCCGCTTCGAGCGTAACCGTCTCGTAGCTCAGGTTGATGAGCGCCGCGCACACCTCGCCGCGATAGCCGCTGTCGATAACCCCGACGCTGTTCGCAAGCGTGATTCCCTGCTTTGATGCAAGGCCGCTTCGAGGGAACAGCAGCCCAACGCAACCACTGGGAATCTCAACGGCAAGGCCGCAACCGACAACGCACTTCTGCATCGGTTCGAGCGTGACAGTCTCGGTGATTCGGAGGTCAAGCCCTGCGTCGCCCTCATGGGCATACGTCGGCATGTCGATACCCTCGGCGACCTTCTTAGCCCGCATCTTGCGACCGATCATGTTAGTTCTCCTTCCGCGCGTGGCGCTTAACGAGCGTGCAGTTATGAGCGGAAACCCAGAAACCGCCCTTTTTCTTTCCGGGCGTTCGAAGCACAACCTTCTGCCTATGGCTCATCGCCACCACCTGAAGCAGCGAGCCGCGATAGGACACGAGATCATCGAGGGCGATAAGCGAACCTTCGGAATCGACGGGCTGAGTGTCGAACAGCTCAACCCATAGCGGCTTGCTCTCATCGGTGGCCGCTGTGGTCGGCTTTGCCTTCCTCTTGAAGAAATCGAACATCGGTAAACCTCCTAAAACGGTATGTCATCGTCGTAAAGGTCGGGCGCTGCCGGTTGCGCTGGCGCAACGGGCGATGGGTCGCCGGTGGCCATCGCAAGACCGGGCGCGGCTGCGTTTGCTGGTGCTGGCGATTGCGCAGCGCGCTTGTACTGCATCAGTTCCACGTCATCAACGCGCACCTCCCAGCGCTTGATGCTCTGGCCGTCCTTCTGGTAGCTGCGCGTGTGGATATGGCCGATAAGCGAAATCTTGGTGCCTTTGCGAAGCCACGGCGCGAGCGCTTCGGCGCGCTTGCCGAACATGACGCAATCAGGCCAGTTGGTGTATTCGTCCCATGTGCCATCGCCGTTCGGCGTGCGCTCGTTGACAGCCAGAGAGAACGAAACGACAGGGTTTCCGCTTTTCGTATAGCGCAGCTCGGCATCTGCGCCGAGATTGCCCGAAAGCGTGATCTTGTTTAGGCTCACCGCGCACCCCCGAACAGCTCGACAAGCGCCGTGCGCTGGTTTGCTCCAAGCCCGCGAAGGCGGCGCGATTCGGAAATGCGCAGCTTTCGCATGGTCTGCTGCGTGCGAGCGAATCCGTAGCCCGGTGCGGCCTTAATGAGCGTAAAGACCTTCATTCGCGCCACGGTATCATCGGTGCAAGCCATGTTGAGCACGTCGGGCACGCTGTAAGAGCCATCAGCAACGCCCTTCAAGATCGCGGCGCGGCGCTGGCGTGCGGCCTTCGCCTTTTCGAGGTTTTCGCGGCGCTGCTCAGTTGTCAGATTCGGAATCATCTTCGTAACCTTCCTTCTCATATGTGATGTACTCGTTGCCGTGCGTCAGCTTGACGGGCGGCGTGTAGTCCTTCAGGGCATCGTCAACGCTGCCGTTCATCAGCTTGCGTTTGAGCCGCGCCCAGTCATCGTCGTTAAGCTCAATGGTCTTCATAGCACCTCACTTCTTCGTGACGCGGTAGGTTCCAGAGAGCCGAACGCCTTTGAGCGTCTTTAGAACGTGCTCGGCGTGTTCCTTGCCCACGATGCGTAGCGTTTGGGCGGGAATCGTGATCTCGTAGACCGTCTTTGCTTCCTGCTTCTCGCGTGCCCACATCTGCTTCAGGGCGGCTTCGGTCTTCGCCAACGTCGCTTGCATTTCCTTGCTCAGCTTCGGCGTGTCGGGCGCGAAATCGAACGTTTGCGGCTCCACTGGCACCCTCCTTTCTCACGATTGCCTGATAATTACTTCTTATCTGGCACGGGCGGTTCTAACCCGTGCCGAAAGCGGCGGTTTATCTCGCGTTCCTGTACTTGTCGATGCCATGCCCGGTTTCGACGTATTGGCACTCGATTGGCACACCGACGTACACGCCCGCCGCGCGGCGCTTCGCTTCGCTGAAGAGCTGAGCCGCCGCCGCGTCGCGTCCGGGCATCAGGTGGCCGTAGATTCGAAGCGTCGTTGCTTCGTCCGCGTGCCCCATGCGCTCGGATAGCGTCTTCAGGTCGCAGCCGTTGGCGATGAGCCACGAAGCGTGCGTATGCCGCAAGCTGTGAAACGTGATCTCTCGCGGCAGTCCGCACGCATCGCGTATGCGGCTGAAAGCCCGTGAAATCGTCGTTGGGCGCATGTATGAGCCGTCTAGCGTAACCAGCGGGCAATCTGCGCCCAAACGCCCCAGAACGGCGCTCTGAAGCTTCGTGAAGGCATCAATGACCGCGATATCGTCTTGCGTGAGCGCGATGTTGCGGCACTTGCGGCCTTTTGTCACGTTGCGGCGATAAGGCTTCTTGCCCTTGCCCTCAATGACGTTGCCGCCGACGTGGACGTAAGACAGGGCGCGCTTAACGTCGATGCGATGCACCGCGCACACCTCGCCAACGCGCATGCCGGTAACGAGCGACAGCCACGAAGCGAAGGCGTAGACGGCGGCGCGGTAATCGGCCTTCGTCTCGACCTCCTTGCTAAGCGCGCCCTCTAGCTTCTCGTTGAAGCCCTCGAAGTCCCATTCGGTAAGCGCCGAAGCTTCGTGCCGTTCCGGCGATGGTTTGGCGACGTACACCAGCGGGTTAGCGTCGCAAATGCCAGCGTCTACGAAGTGGTTATAAGCGCCGCGCAAGAAGTTGTGGACGTTGATAACGCTGTTGCGGCAAAGACCTTGCCCGCCTTCATCCTTCGCCATGAGCAAGCGTTGCTCAAAGCGGTTGAAGTCCATAACGCCCAGATCGCGGGCGTTCGCGGTCTTCAGGAATCGCGCGACATATCGAGTGAAAAGCCGGTAGCTCTTCGCGCTGTTCGGGCTTGCCCCGTTTCGCTCTCGCAGTTGCACGTAATCTTCGAGCAAATCGGTCAAGCGGGCGCTTCTAACCGTCCCGTCAGCCGTCACGTAAGCCGCCCACGTTTCAGCAAGTGCTTGCGCTTCCTCTTCGGTAGCCGCGTTCGGAAACCGCTTGTAAGGACGAATCGCCTTGCCGTCGATGCTTCGACCAAGGTATAAACGGCACTCGAACACGCCATCTGCGCCGCGCTTGACCTTAACGCCCATCATGACCACTCGCGGTTTCCGCGAATCCTCGAAGGGCAGTTATCGTCGTGGCAGTCCGTGCAATCCAACGGCTCTTTCCTGATGTTGAACTCGATGATCCGGTACTTCAGAGAAAACCGAACGAGCAGAAAGAGCGCATGCGCAAGGGAATTGGTGAATTGACCGTCCCAGAACGGGCAAAGTCCGCTCATCGCGCCGCGAACCTCGTACTTGCCGCCCATACTATTCATCGGCTTTCTTGAAGGCTCGAATCACGCAAGCCACTTCAAAGACGATAAAGAGCGCGTAGGCGAGCAGCCCGAAGCTAGCGCCGAAGAACACGCCAACGGCGATGCTCACCACAATTGACAGAACGCAGAACAGGACGATTGCAAGGCATCCGTAAACGCTCTTCTCGTTGATGTTGTTATTCATGAACCACTCCCAAATCTCCGTATATTGCTATCAACGACGGAAAGGGGGCGGGGTTCCCCGCCACGCCGCCCGTCTCAAATCTCAAGCGACCCCTGATGAATCGAACCTCACGTGCGTGCCCCCAGATGAAATCGTGAAACCAAGCAGTATCCGTTCTCGACGCGACGAGCAGAACGACAACGGTTCCCGGCTTCTTCGATTCCGAAAGCGCCTTCTTCGCCCATTCGGCGACATGCCTTCCGTAGGGCGGATTGCAGAAAACGCATTCCCCCCCCAGCTTTGAATTAGTCCGTTTTCGCGCTCGGTGAAAAACCTCGGGCATTTGGCGTTGCTTTCGGATGCAGCAGCATCGAGGGAAAACCCAAACTCAGCGTTTAGCTCATCAAAAAGCGCTTGCGGTGTCTCCCAGTCCATGCGGTTTGAGCTGAATAACCCTCTTTCCATGTGAAACCTCCTAAAACGTGAGCGCTATAAGCGCGATGAACACTAGAAAAAGGGCGATTGCCAGCAGCGATTGATAAGCCCAGTAGCAGACGCACCAGAACGCGGCTACGGTCGCTGCGGTGGCAACGGCGCAAAGAACGATCTGGTAGCGTTTCAATCCGCGCCCCCTGCTTCCTGAATCAGGTAGTCGATGCACTGCTTGCACTTCTGCAAGTCCTGAACACCGCCCTTGCGCCGCCAGCGCCAGATGTACTTGAAGGCTTCCGCCCACCAGTGGGCGGCGATTGGCGGCAAGGCGTACTGGTCGCCACTCATCATCGAGCGCATAGCGTCCATGCACTCGATCTTGCCGTCACCCGCGTAATGGTCGGGATGCTCGACGGCGTTACCGCGCGAAAGCTCGCCAAGGCTCTTCGCGTTCTTCGTCTCAATCATCGGTAAACAACTCCAATCATCCATTCGCAAACCCACTTGTGAAACGCCCTTAGAAATGGCTGAACGTTCGTGTCATCAGCCCAGCCCGCAATACCTATGAACCCGCCTTCGTTGAACGAGATAGCTTCGCGCCCTTGGAAGTAGAAGCCGCTCACGCGAAGGAAGGCGCTCTTGATGCCTTTGCCGTCTTCGGCAGGGTTGATTTGCGGCTGGTACTTCTGTCGGTATGACGGGCGCATGTCCATGTGGTGCCCGTCGCGCTCGTGACGCGCATATTCGACTGCAAGGAATCCTTCTAGCGCCCGAATGTCGTTCATCGTGATCTGCTCATAGGAAAGCTTGCTTGCGAACAGCTCGCGCGCCGCGTCTCTGTTGGTCGGCGCAATCATGCCGTCACCCCCGTTTCGTGCCGTTGTTGAAAACTCTGTTGAAAACCTGTTGAAAGGCGTTTCGCTGGCGCTCGAATCAGCCGCGCAAAACAAGACCGCAAAGAGAAGAAGCAAGAGAAGAAACCTTGCTTGTAGAGTTGACTAACAAGCAAGTACGGTGGGTTTTGGTTTTGGTTCAAGGAACCAAAACCCACCTTGTCTTGTTTTGTATTGTTTTGTTTTATGGTTAGGCGACCATTTGCGAGTGGGTTTAGCCAACCTAAAACCGTCGGTTTTGCATTGGGTTTAATTGACATGCGTTTACACCTCCTGACCTGCTGATTCGTTGTTCTTGGCGTTTTTTCGCGGTCTACCGCCCTTGCGCCCGTTTGCGCGTTGGCGACCGAAATAAAGCGCGTTTTTGAGCATTCGAAAGTTCGTCAAGAAGCCGTCTTGGTCGCGTTCGAGAAGCCCTATATCCAACAGCTCTTCGACAAAGGATTTGCAGTCTTCAATCGCCATGTACTCATCGAACGCGCCAGTGCTTCCGAAGCCCAGAACGCCCGCGAGAATAAGCGCGTCTTCCTCCGTCTCGAAAGCGATGCGGTGCCCCTTGGTCGCCGCCAGATATTCGCAGAGCCGCCACCAGCGCCCGTAGCCGTCATATCCCCGTCGATGAATGAGCCGTTGACACTTCACGTCTTGCGAAGCGTTGGAATCGTGCGAGAAGAAGGCCATAGGCTCTTGCGCAGCGGTCGTTTCCTCCCTCGTCGGCATGTAGTCACCTCCTAACCGTCTTCCTTGTCGCAGATCACGTCTGGCGCGCCCTGCTGATGCCATCCGTCCCATACGCAGTGACCAACTTCGCGGCAGTTCGTCCAAACGTCGCGCCCAACGAACGTGCAGCACGTCTTGCCGCGATGCCGCATGCTTTCGAACTCGCATGCTTCGGGGTCTGGCATGGGCGGTTCGCCGAAATCGAGCGGCAAGGTTTCCTGCGCGCTATTCCTCTTCATCGCTTGAAATGTCGTAGGCAATCGAGCCGCCAACGTAGGTGAGCAGCTTGTGCATGTTCTTAACGGTGCTCGGCTCCGGCTTCGCGTCCTCTTCAAACAGGGTGTCAACCCATGCGAGGGTGCCGCGAACGATTGCGAGCGTTGCGCCCATATCAACTTCGAAGCCGTCGCCGGTCTTGGGATTGATGAGCGACATGCTGCCGTTGAGGGCGAAGGTGCCAGCGCCAACCTTGGCGATAGTCTCGGTGATCTCTTTACGCTTCATGGTTGTTCTCCATTTCGTCAAATAGTGAGTGCTTAGTCCAGATGTTCATTTCGGGGTGACGTTCAAGCAGCCAACGCGCCAGAAGCGGCGTGATGGTGTTGCAGATTCCGTATGTGTGCGGGTTGCCCTGATCGTCGTAGAACGTCACAGGATTGAGCTTCGCGCCGCCTTCGTAACGCTGCTTCTCGATGAGGTATTTAGTCGAAACTCGGATGCCGCGAGCGTCGATAGCGAGCGCGGTAAGCTCGATTTCGCGCATAGCGTCCGGGTTGATTCGCACCCACTCTTCGAAAAGCTCCATATGGTCGCGCGCCTTCAGCGGCAGCGGGCGCGGCTTGCGCTCTTCGCGCATGACGGATTCGAGCGGTTGCGTGTAGTTATCGGTGTCCATGCGGGCACCTCGCTTCACGGCTCATGACGCGGCGCAAGGCCGCTTCTGCTTCCGCCCTGCTCGCCGAGGGCGCTACCGGTAGCATCTGGCGGCGATACACGGTGCCGATGCCCCGGTTTTCGGGCGTGCTCGCGTCTTCCTCTATGCGCGCCATCCAGAAGCCCGCGTTGTCGCGGTAGACTTCGGCCTTCATGACCAGATCACGCGCCACACTGCGCGACCTATCACGATGTAAAGCGGAATGAGAAGCCACCAGCCCACGAGGTCACATAGCCACATGAGAAGTGCGGCGGCTGTCATGGGAAGGATGCCGGAGAGCGTCAGAGCGCCGAAAGCATACAATCCCCAGCGCTGCCAGCGCGGCATGCGTGATATGCTGTCATCTTTCTTTGCGGCCACCACGCGATAACAAGAGCCGCAATCGCGCGGTAGAACTGCCGTTGCGCGGCATCTAGGCCGCACGGTTCGTGCATCCGTAAAACCACCCCCAAAACCAACGGTTTTCTTATCGGTTTTCATGTTCGGAAACCTCCGCTTTCTTTACGGGTTCCGCTGCGCTCCTGCCCATCCAAAAACCCAGTGCGGCAATGCCTATGAGCCAGACAACAAACGTCGGAACGCTCAGAGGGCTGAACAGGGCGATAACGACAAGAGCGATGCCGAGAGCAAGCATTTCTAAACCACCTTCGGGAACGCGCAAAGATCGTTGGGTGTGCAACCCAACGCCTCTGCAAGCTTGCAAGCGGTTTCGAGAAGAGGAACGGTTTCACCGCGCAGATACTGGCGAACCGAATCAACCGAAACACCGGATTTGTCGGAAAGCTGCTCTGCGGTCATGTCCGCTTCTGCCATAAGCACACGAAGCCGCTTCCTAACTACTTCTTTGAACTCGGGCATCTGTAAACCTCCTTTCACGAACGTGATTCACGTTGACAACGCATGACTATAAACGTGATTCTCGTTCTGTGCAAGCGTCTTTTCCGTTTTTTGTTGATTGAACTACGTGAATCACGTAGAATTGTCCACATCGAAAGGAGGGGAAGCATGTATAAGCTTCAACTCAAAGAACTGCGAAGGCGTGCCGGGTTCAAGACACAAAAGGAAATCGCCGACAGGCTGGGAATCAAAGAACGAAAGTATGCGACGTGGGAACGTGAGGAAGTAGCCCTAACACTTGAAGATGCCTACAATCTCGCAATCGTTCTTGGATGCACCCCGAATGACCTTTGCGGCTGGTACGAAGACCACCCACGCGAGGATAGCGGCGAGCGTCTAACGTCTGAAGAGCGTGAGATCGTAGGTTGCTACCGCGAGAGCACGCCGCAATGGCGGCAGAACATAGCCATGACTGCCCGCGCTGCTGCGGGTGAATCTAAAGAGACTGCCAAATGTGGTGTATCTGCCACCGAAGAGCGGGCGGCGGTATAGGCGTGATTGACCTACTGAGCGCCATCATGCAATGGCTAGACCCGGTATGGGTCGTTGACCAGTTCAGGGACGGCGACGGCTTGCCTTTTATCTTGTGGACGGCGATTACTCTAACCTCTGGTTTTGCAGTTGGTTTCTTCGTCAACAAGAAGCTTGCCGGTTGGGTTCCGAAGCGCGTTGTCGCCAAGGGATTTTCCCCAGAGATAAAGCGCGCGGCCTTAGAATCGCTCGATTCGCCGGGGTCGGTTGTCATGGGTGATAAGTTCGAGTCGATACTTGCTTTTGAGCGGGAGGGGCACGGCGTATTCTCTTTTGCATTCCCTATTGATGATGTTTACGACACCGATACGTACCAGCTAACGCCGGAATGGAGATCATACCTAAACAAGCATCGAAAGTACCTTGATTGAATCCTGGCATAGCCAGGGCGAAAACAAGCGTTATCTTTGTCGGCTCTATGCGTTTTAGCTGGTGATATTCGATTGTAAGGGGGATTTGAAAGACGAAAAGACGGCAACTTAATGTGCCGTTTTCAAAGAGAAACCCCGCGCGGGAACTTGGCGGAACGCGCGCGGGGCTGGTCAAGAAGCAGAGCGCTTTACCGCGCTCGCTCTAAGGGGTGATTTTAGCATGGTGAAGAACCGAGCCGCTATATATGCGCGCTTCAGCTCGCACAATCAGCGTTCGGAAAGCATAGAGATACAAGTTGAGAACTCGCGCGCGTACTGCGAGCGTGAGGGCTTGCAGGTCGTGCATGAATACTGCGACTATGCACAGACGGGGCGAAACATCGACCGTGCCGAGTTCCAGCGGATGATGAGCGATGCCCGACACGGGCTATTTGATTATGTGGTGATCTACAAAGTTACGCGAATCATGCGCAACCGTGATGAAATGTCGCTTGCGCGCATCATGCTTCGCAAGGCTGGCGTAGAAATCCTATACGCTGGCGAGGACATTTCCAGCGGGTCAAGCGGCGTGTTGCAGCTCGGCATGCTCGAAGTTCTCGCCGAGTATGAAAGCGCGCTTGATAGTGAGCGCATCAGAGACGGAATCCAGAAGAACGCGCAGCGGTGCATGGCGAACGGGCGCACTCTGTACGGGTGGGATATCGTAGAAGGCCGCTACGTAATCAATGAGCGCGAAGCGTCCGTGCTTTGCAGGATGAAGAACATGCTGTTTGCCGGTAGCTCTGTCGCCGATATCGTGCGCGCCGTTAGCGCCGAGCGAAGCAAGCGCGGTGCCAAGTTCAATCAGGATACCGTCACGAAGCTACTAAAGCGCGTACAGAACGCAGGTGTATACAAGTACGCCGGTCATGAAGTGCCGGACGGAATGCCCGCCATCTGGTCGCAGGTCGAACAAGACATGATAGACAACATTCTTGGCGACCGTCACAAGCCACGCCGCAAGATCAACTCAACGCTAGAGTTCCCGTTGTCCGGCAAGCTCTACTGCGCCAAGTGCGGCGCACCAATGGCGGGCACGAGCGGCACATCATGCACGGGTGCGACGTACCACTACTACAAGTGCCGGAAGTGCCGCCGAACTGTGCGGCGTGATCTCGTAGAAGACGTTGTTTGCGATATGACGCTGCAAGCCGTGGCGCGCGAAGACGTTAGGCGGCGCATAGCAAGCGGCATGGTGGCGTTTCAAGCCGAGCAGCCGAAAGAGCAATCGAGAAGCTACGCGATAAAGAAGGAGCTGAAGCGGATTGACCGCACCTTTGAACGCATCTGGCAAGCGATAGAAGACGGCATAGCTCCGCCCGGTGGCAGAGAGCGCACCGAAGAGCTGAAGCAGCGCAAGGGCGAGCTTGAAGCCGAGCTGCGCATCGCCGAGAGAGAAGAAACGTTCAACATCGGTGTTGACGAACTCATGCTGTGGCTCGATGATGCGGCGGAAAACCTAACGCCAGAAGTGATCTTGGGCACCTTCGTTCGATTCGTTGAAATCGACGGGAAGACGCTTAATGTCTACTTTGCCTTTGACCACTACGGCGATGATTTCAGGCCAAAACAGAAAAAGGCCGAACCATGCCCCGAAGGGCATAGTTCGACCAATTCTCCTATGGTGGAGGCGCGGAGAATCGAACTCCGGTCCACGAAAGCCCCCTGATTGGCATCTCCAAGCTCAGTCGCTGGTTTAGTCTCGGACGCTTTGCGCGCAGCGACACGCTCGCGGCATCCCAACCGGTTCGGTCTTAGCCCGCGCCATACCGATTACGTGCGCGGGAGCATTCCCCTAACATGACGTCGCGCCGGTGTCGGGGAAATCACCGGGTTGACGCGCCGCTATAAACTAAGCAGCGAGAGCCATAGGCTCAAAAGAAGAGTTGTTGTCAATTCAATTTGACGGTACCCCTGTTTAACGAGGCGAGGAGACCTCGGCTTGCTTCCTCTCTCAGAGCTATCGTGTCGAAACCAGTCGCCCCCGAATGTTGGGAAAGTCTGGATGGCATTGGGCACGAGCGCCCAACACCCGTCGACTTTTCAAGGAACATGCAGGGCGAGCCCCGCTTGTGGAGTGTTATCTTACCACGTTCTGAAAGCGGACAGCTGTTCTATGCACGAGCTGTGAAGACCCCAATGTGCGCCGCACTTCGCACTTTTGCTACCGATCGCGTCACGTATATTTTCGCCAAGCAAAATTGACCCGTCGAAAGGACCGTTATGGATACCAAGCAGCAACTTGTCAATGCCCTCGCAGGCCTGGGCTCAACCATTACCGAAGCTATGGATGTCATCGAAGGCTTTGTCCCCTGCGGACATCCCGCCCTCACGGTTTCGAACGCCCTTGTTGCGCTGGACGCTGACGATGATGCAGCTCTCGCCCAGCAGCTTGAGACCGTCGAGGGCTTTATCGACCACGTGAGCGAAAACCGCGGCGTGACCGCCTACCACGGCGTCGAGGTCGAGCTCGCGGGTCCCAAAGCCGATCTGCTCGCAGCAATCCGCGAGGTAGGCGCCCTTATGCAGACCGCAGGCGTCAAAAACACCCAGGTCAACGAGTGGGTCTACCGCAGCCTGGCAGCACTCGACAGCTCCGACGAAAAGGCAGCCGAGCAGCTCGCAGAAAGTCCCGCCATTAAGGCCGAGCTTTTGTAAATAGCAGACGCGGGCCCCTTGGCGCATCGTCGTCCAAGAGGCCCGCAAACAGTTCGCG